TTCTCTTGTCTTTTCCATTTACTATTAGAGGATATAGGATATTCAAATAAAAGATATTCTTTCTTATTAATCTTATATATTAAGTTCTCTTGTTTTGTCATTTTTCCTTTTCTCCATGATTTACGCATATTTGTTATTGATTATAAACGCTATCTGCCCTAGCTGTTTAGCGATCTCTTCTAATGCTTCTAACTTTCTTTTTTTATATTCCTTCTCTGTTATATCATTCATTCTAAAACCTCTACTGGATTTTCTTCTATAGCCCTTCTAGTCCAATCTTTAACAGCTTCTTCGCATATATCCCTAGATTCTAATATTTCTTGATCTGTTGGCAAATAAAGATTATATTCGTTTTGTATTTTCTGCCTAACCCTCCTTATAGTTTCAGGACTAGCAAGACTTTTAATAATAGATTCATCCAAATCAAAAGAAACCTTATTTTCATGCAACCAAAAAGCGAAAATCAAAAGTTTATCATTATTCCTTAGATTCTCATATTTATTGAGTAACCAAATTACTTTCTCTTCAGTACTTTCAAGCTCTTCAAGCTTTTTCCTATATAATCCAGGTCTTGAATAATAGATTTTCTTTTGTTCTATGGTTCTTCTTATCATTTATAAACCTCCTTTAAAGTATAAAGAAGGGGGCAAAAAGCCCCCTTTATTCCCCCCTTTTGCAACTTTTCCCACCTTCAGGAAGATAATTAGATTTTATGCCGTTATAAGTGGCCTTGGATTTAGTAAATTGTTTAAGATTCTCATAGTTCACAGCCCCATTAATTTTAACATGGGTAAGTTTGATTAGTTTAGATCCTATCTGAATATGGGCTGATTCCCCAGGTTTCAGTTTAGAAGCAATAATATTAAATGCTCTGTTCTTGCTTTCCCCCTTCATGGTAAACGCCTTTTTGTATTTGTTCTATAAGGATCCCTGCCTTATTTTCTTCCCTTGGAATCCATTTAATAGGAATATGTTTTTTACTGGATAAGCTCCTAGCATGATCCCTTAATGGCAATAAATGAAGGGACCTAACTTTATATTTACCCAATATCTGATTAACAACTAAAGCGGAATCTGTATAGATTTCATCATGAGGTCGGGCTTCTTCCAAAGCCCTTATAACTGCCTTGTATTCCATTTCGTTATTAGTCCGCTTGTTAAAAGTGGGCTCTATTATTTCTTTTCCTTTTTCGGAAACTATAGCAATCCTGCAAAGTTTCCCATTCCATCCACTGCCATCACAGTATATTTTAATCAAAGCCACCCCTTTTTATAAAAATAATCAATAAGGCAAGTTGTAATATAAGGATTACATTTCTCAGGATTGGGGCATAAATCGCATTTATCATAAGGTAAGTGTCTCATTGATTACCTCCCCCCTGTATTTGGCCTCTATTCGCCTTTTTCTTTCTTGTAAAAGCATAGATCTTTTAAGAGATAATTGGGCCATCTTTGCTTTTAGGTTAGGTTTTGGTTTAATCTCTATTATATTAGAATCTGCTAAATGATTTAAAGCAGCCCTAGAAACTTTAAATAGGCTTAATGCCCCTTTCACTGGAAAAGGATTAAGGGGGACAATCTCAGATAACACCCAAGAAAATAACCCCTGCTTTGCTTTAACTAAGGCTCTAGGTTCATCCGCTTTAATCATTGGCCTTGAATCTGAGATTTTAGCCAAAGCAAACGCATTAGAAGAGTATTTGCCTTTTGGTTTCTGAGAAGCACATAAAAGAAGCCATCCCCTGTAATTAGTATGCCAGGTCCTTGTTTCTATATCTTTAGGGCCATCCCTTATATATCCGGCCCAAGGTTCCCTTATTGACAATCCCTTAAGTTCTGTTGTAATAATCATCTTATAACCACCTTAATAATGGGATAGTGTCCTCTTGTGCCTTCTGCTGCTTTAAATCTTTCTTAGACCAAATAACACCCCTTAAAGTTTTATGCCTGTTATTTTCGTCTATCTTCTTTTGAAGCTCCTTGCTTAAGAAATTCAGTTTTGTTTTTTTCAGAACCTTTCCGTATTCTTTCCGGCTTAGTAGCCGTTCCCTGTTTCTTTCAACAGCAGCCAAATAATCTATATTAGAATATGAACCCATTTTACTGAACCACTGTTATACGACATTTCTTATCAGGATTTATTAGCTCTGATCTAATAAAATGTTTAGGTATTGTAATTCCATAACTTGGAGCTTTAGGGTTTCCCTTAGTTGTTATTTCCGCTTCAAAACTTACCATATAATTATCACCTTATATGATTACTGTAATGATAACTACTATATATATATTTCCCTGTTTTAGAATAACTGTTTTAATGATTACTTTACAATAGGAGTAATGAGAATATTATATAATTTACCTGGGATTATTGCCTCATTAGTGAGGTATTGTTTTGGGATTCTAAACCAAAAAGAGTTACCTATTTTTTTAGGTTGTACTTCTTTAATCGGGATTCCTTTCACTTTTTACGCTTCCGTTTAAGTATTCGTTTTCTTCTTTTTCTGGGTTTTCTTTTCGGACTTGATCTTCTTTTCCTTATTTTTTTTCTCTTAATAGCAAATTTTAAAGCATTCTTATCAATAAACTTTTTTAGTCCAGTTATTGAAAGGATCTTGAATTTTACAACCCTACGATATTTAGGATTAATTTGTTTAGAAAGTGATTTTCTTATTTGAGCCTTAGTATAGCCTTTCCTTGCAGGACTATAGCCTAACCATTCGCCAGTTTTTTTATTCCCGATTACTACATAATACATCATAGTCACCATAACCAAAAAAAGAAAAAGAAAAATTAGGCATTATGCCTAATTAGCTCTCCACATTCCCCAAATCAACTTACCAAGGAATGACAATACAATGATCTCCATGAAACTACCAATCAAGGTTAGCCCTGTTATGAAGTAGTTTGCTGTGGTGTTGTCTATCAGTGAATTATTCCTGAATCCTGTAACCACTGCAATACTAGTAAGCGTAATTATAGCAATTCCTCCCACTGCAATAACAGAAGCCATCATTTTTTTTAGTTCTTTTTCCATACAAATATCACCTTCTTAGGTTAATATTTTCAATAAACAAAAAATCATATATAAATAGTTGTAAACTTGTTTACGTTTTCTTAATTAATACAAGTATTGCAGCCGTTATTATAGTAATCAAGGGGAATACATACATTTGATTATCTGTAAGTAGACCTAGCCATACCCCAGAGCTTGTATAATATATATTTGCAGCCCTCAAAAACAAAGAGCCAATACTAACAGCAGCAGAAGAATACATTATATTAGTTATAGGTTGATCTTCTACTTGTTGAGCAGCAATATATAAAACAATCAATAGCAGAAGGCATAAAATAAAAAAAAGCCATCCGTTATAAATAGTATGATTGACATTAACCATAAATTCTAAAGGATTAGTAACATTACCTACACTAGTCAGATTAGCCATAGTTACATTACTTGCGTTTAATATGCCTACCATTTTAATGATCCTGCCCTGTTGATGTTTTAAGGAATATAAACCCTAAATATAATTCAAAGATAAACCCGAAAAAAGCCAAAGCATCAGGAGGAATATAATAGAACCCACTTATAGTTAATAGAATCTCTGGAATAAAAGTTATTAACCCAGAAGCTAGTTTAATAACGCCCCACCCTGCAGCAAGTAAACCGCCCACAATATCCGCTAAAGTGGCAGGAGCAACTATGGAGTATAAAGCTTGGATTATATCAGTCATGCCGGAAACAATATTAAGATTAGATAATGCCCCCATTACGTTCAAGCCATCTTCATTAAGATCATTGGGCTGAAATTCGTAAGCTTCAGCAAATCCGTTATAAATCCCATTAAAAGAGCCCACTAGAAAAGCAAATAAAGCAAATGCAGCCATTATATTACTTAGTTTCATGCTCATTCTGTTTGCCTCTTTTTAGTGTATCTGCCTACTAGCCCAATAACTATTAAAAATATTAAGATTGAAAAGACTAACTCCCAGGATCCAGCAAACAGGCCCAGAATAAAAGCAAAAATTACAGCTATTCCAGCCCCCATAAGTTGCCGTTCCCCTTGCCCTGCAAAAATAAGAGCCAATACAAAAACTAAAATTCCTAATAGAAAAGCAATGAAAGGCCCCATTATGTCAGTGGTAGTATTATCTTCATAAAACCAAACATCATCTTTACAAAAGCCTACAGTATCGCCCTGGGTTATTGTGCCGTAAACATGGTAAGCGTTACCATTATCTGGGATAGTCCTTGTAAAAGAGCCGTTTACTGCTTCTTGGCAATCTGAGTATATGGTAACTAAGCCGTTTATTGTTTGTCTTTGAGCATACATACAAGCGGTTATATCAGTGGGATCCTCTGTATTAGCATCCCAAACCATTCTAACCACATGAGCAGAAGTGTTAGTAATACCGCAATCCACGCTAAAGAGGCCAATCACAGGAGAAACATCTAAGGTTAAAAGATCTACAAAAAACTCTAATTCTGTTTCAGATTCTACTCTGCATTTAGTATAACTATCATCTGTATATTTTACACCACCTACCACTATTTCATAGGAATAAGCAGTAGTCAATAACTCTAGATTAGCCACAGCAGAACCGCTAGAAATGCCAGTAGCCTCTACAAGGCTTTTAGTGCCATCCTCATTACATCTATATATAAGCAAGGTCCCATCTATTAGCTGAAACTCCTTAGTTTGCCAGGTATAAGACACAGTAGAAGAGTTAGCAACAGGAATTAAAAAGAAATCTTTTTGGCCTATAGGATTATTACTTATAATAGTTCCTGCAGCTTGTGGAATTTTATAAACTCTAGAGACATATCCATCTTTATCCAGAAGAAGATCACCATAAAATAATAGATTAACAATTTCTTCGGCAGGATTAACAGAAGTACAAATAATATCACTATAATTACCTGAGAAATTGCCCTCTAAATGATAAGTTCCAGAGCCATCATAGAAGCTTAAGTTATAAGTATTAGATAAACTTATGGGAGAGTAATCTAACTCACTTAGATAACTCATATTAAGTATAGGGTATTGGTTAATTGCATCACATACACCAATAGAGTTTACATATAGGCTATAACTTCTTTGCTGTGCATTAAAGAAGTATTCAGAGTAATTAAGATTGCAGCTTATTTCATCAGCATAATTGGTTATGTATGAGCTTGAAAGAGTATCTAGTAAACAAGTTATGCCATTTTCGCAAGTGTTAGAATCACTATCTAATATATCATCACTCTTATTCAGCCATTCGTTATTAATATCCATCAAAGAATTATTATGATTAGTTAATTGAGCATAACAAGAAACAGGAGAGCTTTCAGGGAATAAGACAATATCACTAAGGTATAGTAAAGAGAGGTTATAACAATAGGTCCCCTCATAAGTCCCCCCTGTTATGATTATGCAAGTGTCGTTTACTGTGATATTATCGCAAGTTATAGCAGTAGTTATATTATAAGTAAAGTTCATAGAATCAGGATATAAAAGGGTTCCTTCTGCTATATAATCAGCATAGACGAAACTAGATAAAAGGATTAAAAATAAAAAATAAATTAGTTTTTTCATTATTCTAATAAGCTACCTCCGGCTGTTTCGTTATTATATATGATATTATTCATATTTACCTGAGATCCTATAAAACTAGGAGATAGATCTATAAGTTCTAAATTTCCATATTTGTGAGATTCTATTTTCTTTTTTAGATAGTATAAAGCCCCCTGTTTATCATTTTTCAAATTTCCAGGTATTTTTATCCATCCTTTAACTACATCAGAACTATCATAAAAGGCTATCTGAGCAAAATAATTTTTAGTTTCCCCTGCGTATAACCAATGATCTTCTGGATAAATAGATTTCTTTAGTCCCAAAATCTTAAAGTGGTCATTTGAATTAAGGACTATAGTATTATCAATTACTAGGTTTTCAAACTGTGTGCATGAAGCTCCACTAGAAAGATCCCCGTTTGTATCTACACAAACATAATCAGTGCCTGCCCCTGCTGCTATTTTTGGAATCCTAGCAGTTTGATCTGTTAAAAATTTCATAGCAGTTTGGGAATCCCCATAATCATAAATTGTAAATTCGCCATTATAAGTAAACATCCCCCATTCACCTTCAGTATTATTCCATTTCTGAGAAACGCTATTTACCGCATTACTACTTAAGAAAAATTCAGTATAGCCATTACTGCCAGTAAAATCTAATTTTGTAGCTCCCCTTATCAGAATATCATCTTCAGAAGCATCAAAAATTACCCTTTCATTTCCTTCTATCCCTATATATTTATCGTCTTGCATATTTATATCTTGTGATACTTCTATATCAGAATGGAAAATAGACTCTCCCGAAAAGTTACCTATATCTATATTAGTAGTACCGAAAAACTGAGATCCTGCATTTACAAAATAAGCAAGTGCCATTATTGTTAATATGCTGATTATTAGTTTATATCTTGTTTTCATTCAATCACCCCGATTCACTTATTAAAGAACCCTGCATAAATTGGCCCCTTTCTTTTTTAGCGTATAAAGCTATAGATCCGATAAAGACCAAGCCCAGAGCCACCCATTCAAGATTACTACAGATTAAAATACTCCTTGGGTACATGGCGTATATAGTTGTAAAAGCACTATGAGAAACTAACCTTATAAAAATATGGTCAAATATATACCCGACATACCCATAGAAAGCAGCAGAGAAGAAAGTAACCACTACAAACACAGGAGCAGAAGCCAACCGATAAGAGGTTATAGCAATACCGATTATTGCTAATATTAATATAGCCACAGTCATATAATCAAATATATAGAACACATCCCTAAAATGCTGTACTGTGGCAGCCATAGTAGCGTCATACATACTAAGCCCTGTAAAGCCGTCTAGGATTGCAAAGGTTATCAAAGTTCCAAACATACTTACAATAACAAAAGCAACTAATACAATCATTACAATGAACACATTTGAAGCGGACACCCCTTTTTTATTCATCTTCTACCCCAAAACCTTATAAAATCATTATGATTAATTATATTTTCTTTCCTTATATTTTTTGCTATAACTTTTGTTATGATCCTTGTAGGGGGAGCTTTCTTTCCTTGAAGGATAAACTCTATTTTTATCTCATTAATCAATTTCTCCATTTCTTTACTAGCTCTGATAAGTCTATCTTTTTTATTTACCATTTTTTATCAGGACTATCAAAAGTTAATAATCTAAAACTTAATGAAAATAAAGTAACCATACTTAGACCAAAGGAAATCATAATTACTACTAGAAAATTAATCCCTATTAAATTTTCAATTATTCCGGTTTTTTCAGCAAGATAAACAACCCCATACATAAACACTAATTCTACTACTGATAAAAAAGTACATACAACAAAAATCCAAAAATTCATATCTCCTTTTTTGCGAATCATCCTAAAATTAAGATACCCTACTGCTGCAAGATAAATAATAAATACTATTAAACAAATAACTAGTGGTAATAAAGTTTCTCTATTAGATAGCCTATTATCTTCTCCCGTAAAGAATATAAAATTACTCTCACATTCTTTAAAATAAGTCCCATTTAAATAATGTGTCCCATTACCTAAGATATAATCGTCTACGTTTGCAAAACAATTAACATTCATTTTATAATTAGTGTCAATTTCCCAAAAATTTTCATTCATTTTATGTTGGAAATAAATCTTCCCTAATCCAGAACTATAAATATTAGTAGAAATATCTCCATTTCCAGTTAAAGGAATAGAGAGTAAAGTATTATCTGTAGATAAATCCATAATATGTAAAGAACAGTAAGCTTTGGAAATAGTAAAATTTGTTATAGGATCTATTACCTGAAATTGACCAGCCCCATAATTCCCTAAATCATAATAAGAACCAGTATTATTTTCAAATTGAATATAACAATCAGTGGGCGAAGCTAAAGTTAAATTAAACCCATCATGGATAATATCAGTAGAATGTCCCCAGTAAGTCCCAGGTGATCCGGTCCCATCTGGATTTTTGGCAAAAGTAGCATTCCCCTCATAACCAGTTGGAGGAATAAAAAAATAAGTAGAAACAAAAGGGGTAATCATACAATTACCTGAATTAATCGCCACACTAGATAAAATTGTATCATCAGATTTTTTAAAAACTATATAACCATCTGTGTTTTGTTCCCCTGAATAAGTACATTGACAAGTAAAAATAGCTATTTCTCCATAAAGATAATCTTGCTTATCAAGTGAACAAGTACCTATACTATATACAAAACTAGAAAAAAGGATTAAAAACAAAAAATAAATTATTTTTTTCATTGTTATTCCACTGAAGCAGGGGGAGGTTTAGGCTGTTTACCTAGATTCGGGTTAGGCACTTGGGCCTCTGTTTTTATTTCTTTCAAAGCATCCCTTAAAGTGTTTACGCTTTTTTCGTATTTGTCCCCAAAATACTTATTTCCTTCTTCAAGGTTTTCAGATATTTGGACTGATCCGCTTACTTGCATGTACACAATGCAAATCAAGCCAATAATTAAAACCCCTGTAACAATCCAAGGAGTTATAGCTTGAAGTAAATTTTTCTTTTGTTTTAATCTTTCTTGTTTTTGGACTATTTCGGATTTTATAAGTTCTATTCTTTCTCTATGGAGTGGGGTAAATATCACCGCCCCTATATCTTTATCATATCCTTTCTTTAAAAGGGTTACGGTTCCATCTTTTAAAAGACCGCATACTTCTTTTTGATTGTGGCCCCAATTCTCTACCATATCGGCTTCTACTGCCTGGGTAGTTTTACCTAATATCCGTAATCCGTAGATTTCTTCCCCAGGACCATAAGAGGTTTTTTGTACTGTGTCAATCCTGTAAGGGATTAGATCAGCTAAATTATATACTTTTTCCCCTTTTGAATTTTTAAGGGCTCTTGTGCCTTCTGAAACTTGATAAATCCGTATAGTCCAAGATTCTACAGGAGGCCTTGTCTTAAGATACAGTAGCAGAAACCCCCCACCACCCAAAACAGCAGTAAGAAAGATTGAAATAAATAAAATAAGCATGTTCATTTTATATCATCCCCATAATGCAGCCCTAGCCCTTGCTAAATATCCTTTTGGAGCAGGAGAAGAGTTAGGGTTTTGGTTTGGTCCCACTGTAACAGATTCATTCCTAGAGGTTACAGTACCCATCCAATCCCTATAAGTATTATTACCCCCTGCCCCCACTAAAACAAGAGTGGCTGCATGAATAAGCTGATCAGAAACTAGCATTATATCCCCATCACATTCAATCCCAAACTCTTCGGCTCTTGTGCCTATATTCAAATACACAGTTTGGATTATATCACTCATTATATTAATATAAGTATCTTTATCTAAATGGGTTATAATGTTATTGTTTCGGGCATAGGTCCTTAATTGAGTGACTGCCCATCTAGCCCCTACAATATTCATAGTTTGGCCCATCTTCTTACTTTTGATATATTTCTTTTTATCTTCATTCCAAATCATGCCTAACCATTCAGAAACTAGTTTTTGTAAGTATTCCTCAAACTCAGTTAATCGCTTAAGAAGGTCTTGGCTCTTATCCATAGGAGCCGATCCATCCCCCCCATAATAATCCATTTCTCCATGATTAGAAACTAAATCATTCATATAATCCGCTTCTTCCTCAGAATCATCATAGAGGCTATTATCTTCTTCAATATCAGTGAGTCCTCTTTTTTTAAGAATCATGTTATATAAAATTCAATAACAAGTTTATATATTTTTGGTTTTAATCTCTTAGATTACTTCTTTAATGCCCCAACTAATATAATAATTCAATTTTAGCATTTAAATATCTTTTCATTTTAGACCTTCCTGGGCCTGATAGAAGGGCCAAGGGTTACAAAACTTATAGTTCTAAGCTTATTCTTCCTAGCCTTGCGTATTGATTTCGTTATTAAATCCGCAACTTCAAATATATTATAATTCCGTTTACCCAGAAAAATCCTGTTATTTTTAGCCGATTGAATCACCTTTTCCTTTTAGTGCGTTTTTGTGCAATCTTTTTTTTAGGATTATAAGCCCAATTCTTTAGAGATATATCTCTTTTAGATAGACCACAGCCCTTTATTATTTTTCCAGGTTTTACTTTTTTCATCCTAGAAATAAAAGCAATGGTTTTGTTAGCGTTCTTTATATCAACTGGGGACCACTTGGATTTAGGTTTAGATAATAATATAAGGTTTCTTCTAATAGGAGATCTGTTTAAACTTGCTTTCTTTGAGCAGTTAGTAGCCCCCCACTTCAGCAACTCACTAAAAGACATATTCACAGTTTGTTTATATTTTTCATATACTCCCATTTAAACCCTCAAAATCTTTAATCTTACCAATGTTTTGATAATCTGCATTTTAACAGGGCTCCTGTATTCCATACCACCAAACCTAAAAGAATATATCCCCTTCCTTCTCCTTAATTTCCTATAGAATATATCTAAATCTATTTGTCCCCTGTGGATTTCCGGCTTATCTTTTAATTTACCACGCAATCTTAATTTAAGTCTTTTAAGGATTATCGCCCTTTCTCTTTCTTTTTGTTGTTTGGTTTTTCTCATACTATCGGCCTTGCTTCCAAGCCTGTAAATATACGGCCCTTCTTTAATAATATCAATTTCTTTTTTTTGGGGGCCTTAATCCCCATAATAATACTATAAAGAT